TGGTGGACCGCATCGACACCGACTTCGTGGACCCGGCCCATGCCGTCTCCGCGAACGTGTCGCCGGCCTCCATCACGAACGGCCTCTCGCCGCTGGCCACCGCGGGCACGGCGGTGGCGAACGTCATCACCGACCTGACGGCGCTCATCGGTGGGTTCGCCGAGAACAACTACAACGTCGCCAACCTCGTGCTGCTCATGCCGAACACGTTGGCGCTCGGCCTCTCGCTGATGACGAACTCGCTGGGCCAGCCGGAATTCCCCGGCATGACGGTGGCGGGTGGGACGCTCAAGGGCATCCCGGTCATCACGTCGCAGTATCTGGCGAACGTCAGCGGCGGCGGCAACCTCGTGGTCGCCCTCAGCGCGAAGGACATCTTCCTCGCGGATGACGGCAACGTCACGGTGGATGCGTCCGACCAGGCGTCCCTCCAGATGCTCGACAACCCGACGAACTCGGCGGCGTCGGGCACCGCGACCACGATGGTCTCCATGTATCAGACCAACAGCATCGCGCTGCGGGCCGAACGGGAGATCTGCTGGGCCAAGGGGCGCACCGATTGCGTCGTCTACATGGACGACGTGAACTGGGGCAGCGTCGGCAGCCCGAGCTAGCACGGACTGTCAGGACTCGCCCGGCGCTCTCATACGGGGGCCGGGCGGGTCGTTCTCCTCCTGAGGGTCGATGCCCGTGGTCCCTGTCACTGCGCTCCATCCCCTGCTCTATCAGAGCCGGTCGCTCGAAGCCGGCGACGTCTTCGAGGCGGAACCGATCGACGCGGCCATTCTGGCGCGTGCGGGCCAGGTCGCCTTGCGCGGACACCTGGTGCCCGCCCCGCCTCCCCCGCCTCGGGTCAAGCGCCGCTATCGTCGCCGTGACCTCACGGCCGAGGCCTGATGCGCGTCTTCGGCTTCGACATCACCCGCACGAAACTCATTGCGCCGAACTTGTCGAATGTGGACACCCACCGCGGCGGGTGGTGGCCCATCATCAACGAGTCCTTCTCTGGGGCGTTCCAGAGCAACGTCACCGTCCGCCTTGAGAACGTCCTGACGTTCTCGGCGGTGTATGCCTGCGTGACGTTGATTGCGAACGACATCAGCAAGCTCGGCTTGTGTCTCGTCGAGCAGGACAGCGATGGGACATGGCATGAGACGTTCTCGCCCGCGTTCTCGCCGGTCCTCCGCAAGCCAAACCACTACCAGACCCGGATCGAGTTCGTGCGCTCCTGGATGACGTCGAAGCTCACGCAGGGCAACGCCTACATGCTTAAGGAGCGCGACCAGCGACAGGTCGTCACGGCGCTCTACGTGCTGGACCCGCTCCGCGTCAAGCCGCTGATTGCGGATAACGGCGACGTCTACTACGAAGTGCTGCGCGACCTCATCTCTGGGGTCCAGACGGAGCGGATTGTCGTCCCGCAGTCCGAGATCATCCACGACAAGATGTGCCCGCTCTATCACCCACTAGTGGGTATCTCGCCCATCACGGCCTGTGGCATTGCGGCGATTCAAGGCTTGAAGATTCAGGAGAACTCGGCGCTGTTCTTCGAGAGTGGCAGTAATCCCGGCGGCATTGTCACGGTGCCCGGCTCCATCAGCCAGGCCACGGCGCAAGCCTTGAAGACGGCGTGGGAAACGAACTACAGCGGCGCGAATGCGGGCCGGGTGGCGGTCCTCGGCGACGGAATGAAATACGAGCCGCTGAAGATTGTCTCACCCGTCGATGCCGAACTCATTGACCAGTTGAAGATGACCGCCGAGACGGCGTGCCAGGCGTTCAGCGTGCCGCCCTACAAGGTGAACGTCGGGCCGCCCCCCAGCTTCAACAACGTCGAAGCCCTCGACCAGCAGTATTACTCCCAGTGTCTGCAGGCGCACCTCGAGAACATCGAACTCCTCTTGGACGAAGGGTTGGGCCTCGTCAATGGCGGCGAGATTCAGCGCCTCGGCGTGGAATTCGAGGTGGACGACCTGCTGCGGATGGATACGAGCACGCTGATGAAGGCGGCCGCGGACGGGGTGAACTCCGGCACCATGTCCCCCAACGAAGCTCGGATGCGCTTCCACGGACTGCCGCCGGTCGAAGGGGGCGACACGCCGTATCTACAGCAGCAGTATTGGCCGCTGTCGCAACTCGCCGAGCGCGAGATTCCCGGCACGACGCCGACTCCCCAGCCCACGCCGCCAGCCGAGGACGCGCCCGACCTGCCTGAGGTGGACGACACGCCCGAGGATGCAGCCGATGCGGCGGACGCCGGGGAACCCCCGGACACCGCCTCCGTGCGAGGGTTCGATATGGGCCTGTTCCTTCGACACTTCACCAACGAGTTGCAGCATGGATGAACTGGCTCTGGCCCGGATGCTCGTGCTGGCGCTGCGGGCAGAGACCGCGCCGCTGCTCGCCCGGATTGTGGCCCTTGAAGCGCGCCAGTTGGAGCCGGTTGTGGGACCGGCCGGCCCGCCAGGCCCGCAGGGGCCGGCCGGCGAGCGAGGGGACGTGGGACCGGCCGGGGAACGTGGACGGGACGGGCTGCTCGGCCTGACTGGAGAGCGTGGACTGGAGGGGCCGCCCGGCCCCGTCGGGCCCGCGGGGACGATGGGCGAGAAGGGGATGGATGGGCGGGATGGGAAGGATGGCCGCGACGGCCTGAGCGGACGGGACGGCGCTGCGGGTGCCCCCGGCGAGAAAGGCCTGGACGGCGTGAATGGCCGCGACGGCGCCGATGGCCTCAATGGGCGCGACGGCGTGGACGGGCTCGGCTTCCCCGACCTCGAGCTCGTGACGGATGACAGCGGACGGCTCTGGCTCCGGGCGACGAATGGCGTGCGGACGCTACAGGCGCGAGTCCCCGGTGTGCTGGACCGTGGCGTCTATCGGTCGGATGAGCCCTACCTGTTAGGCGATGGCGTGACGCGGGATGGGTCGTTCTGGATTGCCCAGACGGATAGCCCGAAGGGAAAACCCGGCGAAGCCGACTCGGGCTGGCGCTTGGCGGTGAAGAAGGGCGGCGACGGCAAGGGCGGGCCGCAGGGCCCGGCGGGCGAGCGCGGGACGAAGGGTGACAAGGGCGACCCCGGAGGACGCTACTGATGGCCGCGCTCGTGACCTACGCGCAGGCGAAGGCGCACCTCCGGCTGACGGATGACGAGTCGAAGACCGACCTGCTATTGAAGATGCAGCAGGCCACCGACATCGTGCTTGAGCGCATCGAACGGGACGCCACCGATTCACCCGTCTGGACGGAGGACACCGACCCGGAGAACGACAGCGAGTTCGCGCGCGCGCAGGCGATGGTGCTGATGGAACTCACGGGCTTGTGGCGGTTCCGCGGGGATGACGTCGAGGCGGCCAACGCCCCGGAGGATCTCGGGCGGTTGAGTCCACGTGCCGAGCGCATCGCCTATCGGCAGAAGGGGCCGACGCTTGCGTAGACTGCCGCCCCCCTTTCCCTATGGGAAGGTCGAGCGGATCTGGAACGGGGAGACGGTCGTGTGTGTGGCGAGCGGGCCGAGCCTGACGCAAGCGGATGTGGATTACGTGAAGGGGAAGGCCAGAGTCATTGTCATCAACACCAGCTATCAACTGGCGACGTGGGCCGATGTCCTCTATGCCTGCGACGAGCGGTGGTGGCGGTGGCACAAGGGGGCGAAGGACTTTCCGGGGCTGAAGTTCGCGCTCACGAAGGCGTCGGCGTATTGGGGCGTGACGGTGCTGCGGAACACCGGGTCGAACGGTCTCGAGCATGACCCGTCGGGACTGAAGAACGGCCGGAACAGTGGATATCAGGCGATGAACTTGGCGGTCCACTTTGGCGTGCGGAGGATCGTCCTGTTGGGCTACGACATGGCCCCAGGCACGAACGGCCGCGCCCATTGGCACAAGGAGCACCCGGTCAGTCTGGTGAGTTCCTATCGGCACTTCCGCAAGCAATACGAGACGTTGGTCAAGCCGCTCGCCAAGGTCAACGTCGAGGTCGTGAACTGCACGCGGAAGACGGCGCTGGAGTGTTTCCCGTGCGCGCCGCTGGAGACGGTGCTGTGAGCGTCGGCCAGTATCGGAAGCTGTTCACGGTGCAGGCCCCGGTGACCACCGATGACGGGTCGGGCGGGCAGTCGGTGACGTGGTCGGCCGTGCGGACGGTCTGGGCGAACGTGGAAGCGCTGAGTATGCGCGAACAGGCGCAAGCGGGGGCGCTGCAAGTGCTGGCCTCGCGCCGGGTCATCACGCACTACAGCGGGGCCATCCAGACGACGCACCGGCTCGTGCCGAAGGGGTGGACGGGGACTACGCTCGAGGTGCTCGGCGTGTCGGACCCGGACGGGCAGAGTCGGGAACTCTGGCTTGACTGCGCGGAGGTCATCTAGTGGCCGGGTCGCGCGTTCCCGATGTCGTGGCGGCGGCGATTGCGGCGTTGCGGACGGATGGCACGCTGACTGGGTTGCTGGGGACCGCGAAGGTCTACACCCACGTCCCGCTGGGCACCGACCCGCCGTATCTGGTCGTGATGGGCGGCGATGAGATGCCCTTCGGGACGACCCTGACGCAAGACCTCGGCACCTTCAATGATTCGGGCGACAGCGGCGGGCGCCAGGTCGATGTCTGGGTGCAGTGCGTCTCCACGCACCGTGGGACGGAGCAGGTCGATACGCTCGCCTCGCGCGTGATGGAGGTGCTGACCGAGTCCTCGAACTGGACTGGGGTCACGGCGCTCTCGGACTTCCAGTTGGCGGACTTCATTCGCAACTCGGCGCAAGTGCCGACGGACTTGAACGGGGTCCTCTGGTTTCAGCGGTTGGTGGTCGTGCGGGTGAGTCTGCTATGACCCCGGCGGCCTATGAACAGTATCTCGTGCTCGCGCGTCATGCGGTCGCGGACCACTGTCCCGACCTGCAAGTGCGCCGGCTCTCGAAAGGGTTGGTGAAAGCCCTCACCAACTGGTTGCGGCTCATGCAGCCGCCTGACTCGGTCCAGGCTCGCAGCGGGACGCCTCGGGCACAGCCCCTCGCTCCGGTGAACGCCTCCCTGGCCTCTTCGCAGGGAGAACGCCAGTGAAGTATCACGGACGGAATGGAGAGATCGCCATCGCGGCGTCGGTGTCGCCGGCCGGGTCGCCGGACATCGGCGGGTCCACGGGGGACACCGAGTCGTTCACGGTCATCGGGTCGCTGTCGGCCTGGTCGATCTCGTTCACGCGCGACAAGGTGGATGTCACCAGCTTCGGGGACACGAACAAGCAGTACCTCGTGGGCCTCAAGGACTGCTCTGGGTCGTTCGAGGGCTTCTTCGACAGCACCACGATCCAGACGCTCTTCAGCGCGGGCGACGATGCAGACGGCGTCTGGGTCCGTATCACGCCGAGCACGGATGCCCCCACGATCTACTTCATGGGGCCGTCGTGGTTGGATCTCACGCTGAACGGCGCGGTGAACGACGCCGTCAAGGTGTCCGGGTCGTTCTCGTCGAACGGCAACTGGATCGCGAACTTCGCGTAACCACGAGGGGGGCGGCGCGGCGCGCGTCGTCCCCATCTTCAGGTGACCAGACAGACTGATGCGACTCCACGGCAAACACGGGGCGATCGGCATCTCGGCCAATACCAGCCCGTCGGGGTCGCCGGCCGATGGCGACCTCGTGGTCGTGGGGGCGCTGCGTTCATGGTCGCTCGCCTTCGACCGCGCGCCGATTGAGAGCACCTCGCTCCGGTCGGTGGCGCGGACGTATCTCCCGACGCTGGTGGGGATCAGCGGGGGGTTCGAGGGCACCTTCGATACCGACGACATCCAGATTCTGACCTCGGCCACGACGGACCAGGATGCGGTCTGGGTGCGGATTACCCCGAGCACTGAGTTTCCCGAGCTGTTCTTTCAAGGGTCCGCGTGGGTCACGCTCGGGATGGCGGGCGCAGCCTCGGAGGCGGTCACGGTCTCCGCGTCGTTCACGGGGAATGGGGCGTGGCAGTCGTCGTTTGATGCGTGAGACTCGCGCGCACGCTCGCACTTCCGCGAGCCTCCGCGCGGTTCTGAATAGGACGGTATGAGCACCACACGGTTGGCGTTGACCGAGGACCGCTGGATTGATGTCAAGGACTCGCTGAAGGTCAAGGACCGGCGCGACATCCACACCTACTCGGTGGATGGGATGAGCACGGACGGGCAGACGTATCGGTTCAACGTCGTCAAGCATGGCATCGCGCAGGCGGCGGCGCGCATCACCGCGTGCAGCATTCCCGGCGTAAAGTGGCCGGTCGCGGGCGACTTCAAGGCCAAGGTCGCGGTCATCGAAGACCTCGACGAGACGGTCTTCGAGGCGATCACGCTGGCGTTGAACACCGCCGATGCGGCGCAGCGAGAGGAGGACGCAGAGGCAAAAAACGCGACGGCAGATGGCGAGAGCGTCTGAGGTCCGACTTCGCCATCTGCCGCTACCTGAAGGGCTGGACGCTACCGGATGTCTGGGCGCTCGAGGCGGACATCTACGAGGAACTGGTGGCATGGATTAGCGACGAGACGTCCGCGCAGGACGGGTCGGTGGACATGGATGCCGTGATGCAGGCCAAGCGGGCGAAACAGGATGGCTGAGTTCACCACGGACGACCTCGCCCGCGCGCTCCAGCGCACCTCCGACGACATCAAGCGCGACGTCGGGGCGCTGATTCCCATCGCGGCCGATTCGATGGCCGGCGCCTTGCGCGGGCGGTATCCCGTGGGACGCAAGGCACACCCCGGCGTGCCGCACATGCGCGACACGATTCGGATTCGCACCATCCAGAGCCAGGACGTCCTCCTGCCGACTCGGCGCGTCGTGGGACCGCAACTCGACGCCATCTGGCAGGAGGGCACGGTTGAGCGGTCCTAT